CTCTTCCAACTTCTGAATCTTGTAATTGCGTGAAGGGTTTGCAGCCAAGTCATTAAAGAATGCATCTAGAGTCATCATAAATCTTTTATTCCTTTTTGTATCACTTTAAAAGTCCGATATCTTGTATCAATACGAATCGGGTTTTTAAACATAGTAAATTCTTTGGGGTTGTGCCATTTGAAATAACCATACATCTTGCTCTTGCTATCAGACATAAGGTATGTATGATTCGGTTGCCGATGCTCACAATCCCACTTCGTGGTTTCTTTAACCAGAATCATGCTACTTTCCTAACACGAGGGATCAACTCACCATCAATAGTGAGTCGTGGCTCAGGGCAGGAGATTGAACCTTCGTAGTCCAACTGTGACTTCTCGAACCAAGACATGTAGTCGTCTTCTTCGATCGACCAACCAAGAATAGTTTCTTGATAGCCTTCGTTGTTACACTCAATCTTGGAGCGGATGGAGTCAACAACCATCTCGCACTTCTTGCCAAAGAATTCGTTCATCTTGATGAACTGCTGTACATCTTCGATGATGTACTCGGAACCACCTTTGGCTTTCCAGTACTGAGGACACTCACCTGTGCCATCCCAATCATGAGCACCATAGTTTTCGTAAACCTGAGTAGAAATCACAATCTTCATACTATTCTCCAATTCATATATTATACATCAAACAATCTTGCAAGACAAATCAGAATGAAACCCGAGTGAACCCAAGATTGTTCACAAAGAATGCATTCTCACCTTGCACAATAACATCACCAACAGAAACCGAATGCATTTGGTCCAATCGTTTGATTCTTGATTCTGGTCCAATGTTACCAATTTCAAAAACTTGATTCAAATTCATTGCGTCAATTTCTGCAACTTTCTTGTACATGTCACGAGCAGCAATAATAGAATCAGCAGTCGGTTTCCAAGTAACATTCAAATACTTTTCGTAGAAGGCAGGACGCTGACCCTCAGAAGAATTCACTTCGTCAATTTGTTCGTTTGACAACACGATCTGGAACAATTCAAATTTCAACATAATCTATTTCCTTTTCAACTTTCTAAGACTATATTATACACCATGTTGCAATTAAAGACAACACCTTTATGGAATAACCCTACAGGGTTGAGGGGATTAGAATCCCTTGTATCTACAGGGCTTTAGAATGCTGAAAACCCTCTACTAGAGAGGGTTTGGAGGGAGGGCTAAGGGAAGCCTAGTAAGGGTTACAGACCGACTAAAGCCGATGCTGGAGCAATCTGGATGCCAGATCCGTAAAGTCGGTTATATTCGTTGACCATATTCGGGCTTGGTTCACCTTCGGCTACGAGTGCTTCTCTATGGAAAGAGATGTTTCCTTCGCAATAAGGCATGTAAGGCATCAATGCCACACCCATACCTTGTTCTGTTCTTTGTAGCATAACAACTGCAGAATTTTTAACCACAATCGTTTTATCATTTAGATCAAATACTTCACCAATCATTTCTTCACCACTGACCAATTTAAAAATTGCAATGCTTCCTGCTTTCATACTATTCCTCACTTGCTAGTCGTTCAATAAAATCAGCTGCTGCGTCTTGTGTTATGAATACTTCTGCGTAAACTTTATACAAGTCGTAGTTATGCTGAGCAATAACCAATACCTGTTTAGTTCTCCAAACAGATATTTTAAATGTCCACTCTCCCCTTGTCACTGGGACAAAGGAAATCATGTCTTTGGTAACTTTTGCTTTCATACAAGTATTTAGGGAGAACCGAAGTCCTCCCTACTTGTACAATTACTTGGTTGGGTTTGGTGCTTTACCGTTTACCCAATCCCAATCATCATCTGTCATTGGGATCCAATTATTCATTTTACTTTACCTACTTTGTAGGCTTTGAACATTTGGATGCCCTCAGCAAGACCGAGGATAATATTTTTACAGTTGTTCAGCAGCTTTGTCATATGCATCTTCCTGTAAAAATTGTTTACCTTTGCCAGTCTTAACTGGAACTTTTTTGGCTTTCTGTGTCTCTGGAACTAATTGATCAAGAGCGATCTTTAGAACACCATTAAACAGTTCAGCGTCTTTCACTTCGTATTGGTCACCGATTGCCCATGCACGAGTAAACGCACGATTAGCAATACCTTTGAAAATGTAGTCAGTGTCAGCTGGCTCTACAGATTCAGAGTTACCCTTAACGATTAACTTACCACCATCGATAGTAATGTCGATTTCGTTTTGTGCGAAACCTGCTACAGCGATTTCAATCGTGTATGTATTACCGTTCTTGCGAACATTGAATGGAGGATAGTTGGGGATGTTTTTGGTCAGGTCATCGTGTAGAGCCTGCATCTTTGCGAATTGATCGTCAAAGCCAACAAAAACTTTATCAAAGTCTTTGAAGTGTTCACCAAAAATTGTTGGAATGAATTTTGAAACCATAGTGTTTCTCCTATTAAGCGAGTTAAATTAAAATTGATACCCCGAAGGCATATCATTAATGCTGGTTACTAGTTCCAGCGACATCGTGCGTCATGTCAGCTTTACCAACGATTCGTAATCCGTATCTCATTTCTACTGCTTCTGGTTTAGTCCACATATTCATCTCCTTAGTTATGTCCAAGACGGACACTTATACTTATTACTGAGGAGACAAAAACCAGCTAATGAAAATCATTAGTTTTACCTAATGGTATTTATGCTTTTTCAGTAGGTGTTTCTGCTTCTGCTTTAGGCAATTGTGGCATTGCTTGTGCTTGAATTTTATTGATCAATGCTGCAATTTGATCAAATGGGTGTTTACCCAAAGATGCTAAAATTGCGTTTGCCTCATCAAGAGTAAATTCAAATTTAATAGTAATTTGTTGTGCTTGCTCAGTCATAATAACTCCATGTTTAAATTATTTAGTTTTCTTGCCGATATTATATTTCGGTACAAGTTCCCATTCGTTTTTCTCTTTATAAGATACAACCTTAATTTGAGACAAAGATGCTTTATGGTCAGCTTGAGAATCATTGAGAATCTTTAATAGTTCCCAATCTTGGAGCAAACCAGCAATAGCATTTCTACGCTCGATATCGCCACTAGTAATATTAGATTCTTTACCATCTAAGGCAAATAGTTCTTTAAAGTGAACGATGAAGTACCTACCCTGCTTATGTAAGATATGGCAGGATTGATATAATTTGTTTTCTTTCCTGGATGCAATGCCGATGCGAGTCAGTGTTTCTCTAACTTTCAGGAAGTTATCTGGCTCTGGCAGACTCACTTCAAGCATCGACTCGGGCTTCCAGTCGTAATAAACCATCTCTATAGTCATTATTTTCCACCTTTGTATAATTTTTCTTTAATCATAATCAATTGATTATCAGTAAGAATACTAAGGGCTTCTTTCACTTTTTCATCAGAGTAACCGAAGTATTCTTTAACTAATCGAAAGGATTCGGTTTCGGCATCTTTTTTGTGCCATTTACTGAACCTTTTCTTCTTAGAAATACTATTTAGGAAAAAGTAAAACTGCCAGTCCTCTGGGATGGAACAATGAAAGTTCATCTCATTGGCATAAAGGACTGTATCGGGAAAATAACTTAGACCACGATTAACAATGAAAGGTGTATAATCTTTCTTTGCTAATGGATCTTCTGCAAACAGATCTTTCTTTGTTAAGTTAATCGCATTAATAAAATCAAAAGGAGACATTTTTCAAAACCCAATCTTCAGCGAAACACTCCGCATCTTCTTCAGAAGGGAATGTTTCGAAATCATTATAATCATTTTGAGCATCATATACTATGACACCCCACTCACCATTTTGGGTTTTATAAACTTTTGCGTTACGAGTACCTTGTTGGTAGTTCGAAAGGATTTTCATTATCTGCATCATAATGCCTTTAAGATTTGTAAATGTTCTTCAGAGCACGCAAACCGCTTTCCTGGAAAACGATTCTCTAAAGCATCATTTAATTCTTTATACGAAGTACCCTGCACCATAAATTGTCCATCTTCTTTTTTATAGATGAACAATGTATTGTTATGTTTTTCTACGATGATTTGAATTAGATCATCACTAGAAACTTGTTCTTCAACAATATGTTTTGCAAGTTTCTGTAATAGATGATTGGCATACTTCTCACGAAGGTTCCAACCATACACAACACCAAGAATAAAAATACCAATAGCAAAAAGTAATACTAATCCCAGTTCCATGTTAGCCTCACTTAAATTTACACTGTGCCATTACCTCTGTTAATGCTGCCATCATATTTAGTTCATGATCGGCAACAAATGCTGCTTTGTATTGGTAATCGGCTAAGATAAGAATCAATTGAGGAATGCTATTTGCTTCCATGTGCTGTGTGGCTGTGTCATACAATTCTCGGAACAGAGTTGTAGTATCTGCATCAGACTGTTTAGTAACCCACTTACGGACTTCTGTAAAGTCTTTCTCTTTGAGCATTTTAATCAGACTACGAAATGATTCCTCAGACATATTAACGAGGATGCCAGAGTCGATCCTACCTGCCACAGAATAGCGTTGTAGTTCGTTTAGAATACGACGATAGTCAGGGAAGTGTTTAGTGATTAGTTCTGCCACGACTTTAGGATCGAATTCGATTCCTTCATTCTTTAGAATCTGTGATGCTCGCTTGAAAAAGTTTGCAGCAATCGATTGCTTGTCAGATGAATCAATCTTAAACTCAACTACAGCGCAACGACTGTGGAGTGGTTCAATAATACGATTCTTAAAGTTACATGTGAAGATAAATCGGCAGTTAGCAGAGAACTCTTCAATCATAGAACGCAAGGCAGGTTGCACCGACTGAGCATTCATATAGTCTGCTTCGTCAATGATAACAACTTTCTTTGAGTCTGTTAGGGATACTGTTGACGCA